CAAGGAAGCATTACAAGCTATAAGTGATGAGAGAGGGCAGTGGGAAAAAGATTTAGCTCCAGAGCAATATCAATTACGTATATCTCAGAAACCAATAAATATTGCAGAAGCATTTGCATACAGACAGGCATCTATATTTCCACAAGGGATTATTGCTAAACAGCTAAAGAAGATTGAAGATAAAGAATACTCTTATGAGTTTATAGAGCTTGAACGTGATCAGCAGGGTATAACAGCAAAGAGAACCAAAAAGTTACCTATAACTACTTTTCCTGTAAAGAAAAAGTTAGAAGATAAAACAGGATCAGTGGTGGTATGGGAAAGACCAATTAAAGATCCAGACTTTGGAACATATTATGCATCTATTGACCCTGTGTCAGAAGGAAAAACAACTACATCAGATTCATTGTGTAGTATTTTTGTTTATAAAAATCCTGTAGAAGTAACAAGAGAAACACCAGATGGTGTTGAAACATTTATTGAAAAAGATAAAATTGTTGCATCATGGTGTGGTAGATATGATGATATAAATAAAACTCATGAGCAATTAGAAATGATTATAGAGTGGTATAAAGCATGGACTATTGTTGAGAACAACATATCATTATTTATACAGCATATGATTGCTAAACGTAAACAAAAATATCTTGTACCTAAACAACAAGTATTATTTTTAAAAGATCTTGGTTCAAATAGAACTGTATATCAAGAATATGGTTGGAAAAATACAGGTACATTATTTAAAAATCATTTGATATCTTATGCAATAGAATATATAAGAGAAGTTATTGATGAAGAGTTAGATGATAATGGAGAAGTAATATCTCAAACTTTTGGAATAGATAGAATACCAGACCAAATGTTATTAACAGAAATGTCTCAATATTATCCAGGACTTAACGTAGATAGGCTTGTAGCATTTTCTGCACTGGTTGCATTTGCAAAGGTGCAACAGTCTAATAGAGGCTATTTAAAACGTAAAGAACAGGATAAGTCAGCAAATAACTTGGATAATTCAAGAAATTTGTATAAATTATCTATGAACCCTTTTAAGAATTTAGGTAGGGGTAAAAAAAGTATGGGAAGCAAAAAATTTAAAAAGTCACCTTTTAAAAATATAAAATGAAATCATATTGGACAACCTCAACAACATATGGTGATATATTAATTACGTATTACCTAAAGTAAAAAACAATGAAAGTATTTAACGCTCTTCAATTAAAAAATGGTGCCAAAGCCAAAGAATCTAAGTATCCAGCTACATCAAGCTTAACACAACCTGTGCAATTTTTATCTGCTAAACGCAAAACAAATGATTGGGCAGCATGGAATTTAGATTGGTTAGAGGAGCAAGGTATGCAGTTTTTAAGAAAAAATGCAAGAAAGCTTCTTAAGAATTATAAATTAGCTAAAGGTATTATAGATAAGACTGATTACATTGTAGAAGAAAACAATGAATACTCTGAGTTAATGGATGTATTAACTGAAGAGGATAACTCTGCATTAGAGTTAAAATTCTATCCTATAATCCCAAACGTAATTAATGTTCTTTCAGGAGAATTTTCTAAAAGGTTTTCCAAGGTTCAGTTTAGAGCAGTAGATGATTTGTCATATAATGAAATGATGGAATCAAAAAGACAAATGATAGAAGAAAATCTATTAGCTGATGCTGCAGTGCAAGTACAACAAAGACTTATTGAAGCAGGAATGGATCCGATGGGTGAAGAAGCACAAGCTGAATTAGCACCAGAAAAATTAAAATCACTTCCTGAAATAGAAGAGTTTTTTCAAAAAGATTATAGAAGTTTAGTAGAAGAATGGGCAACTCATCAGCTTAGAGTTGATGAAGAAAGATTTAAAATGCAAGAGCTAGAGGAAAGAGGTTTCCGTGACATGCTTATATGTGATAGAGAGTTTTGGCATTTTAAAATGATGGAAGATGATTATGAGTGTGAACTATGGAATCCTGTATTAACCTTCTATCAAAAGTCTCCAGATACAAGATATATATCTGACTCTAACTATGCAGGTAAATGTGAGATGATGACTATATCTGATGTAATAGATAGCTACGGATATTTAATGTCTAAGAAGCAATTAGAATCATTAGAGTCTATACATCCAGCAAAGTCAGCTATATACATGAATCCAGCTGTGCAAAATGATGGTTCATTTTATGATCCTACAAAGTCACATAAATGGAATACTAATTCTCCTTCATTAGGATACAGACAATTTATGAGCAATTGGAATAAGTTTCCAGGTGGTGGAGGTGATATTGTATCACAAATTTTAGGTGAAGGTGAGGATCTTGCTTCATATGGTAATACTGATCTTTTAAGAGTATCTACAATTTATTGGAAAACTCAAAGAAAGGTAGGACATCTAACAAGAGTTATGCCTGATGGAGAAGTTGAACAATTAATTATTGATGAGAATTGGAAAGAGTCACATAAACCACAGTACAATACACAACTGTTTAAAGAGAAAACAAAAGATAATCTAATAGAAGGAGAACATGTAGATTGGATTTGGATTAATGAAGTTTGGGGTGGAGTTAAGATAGGTAGAAATATGCCTCACTCATGGAGAACAGAGATGTCATCAGACTTTGATCCTATATATCTAGGTATTAATAAAAAGAAACCAGGCAGAGTACAGTTTCAATTTAAAGGAGACAATAATCTTTATGGTTGTAAGTTACCTATTGAAGGTAGAGTATTCTCAGATAGAAATACAAGATCTACCTCTTTAGTAGATTTAATGAAACCATATCAAGTAGGATATAATATGGTTAATAATCAGATTGCTGATATACTAGTGGATGAGTTAGGTACAGTAATTATGTTTGATCAAAATGCATTACCACGTCACTCTATGGGTGAAGACTGGGGTAAGAACAATATGGCAAAAGCATATGTAGCAATGAAGGACTTTGGTATGTTACCATTAGATACTTCTATAACAAATACAGAGAATGCTACAAACTTTAATCATTACCAGACATTAAATCTTGAACAGTCAGGCAGATTAATGTCAAGAATACAATTAGCAAATCACTTTAAACAACAAGCATTTGATGCAATAGGTGTTAACCCACAGAGATTAGGAGCACCAGTTGCACAACAAACAGCAACAGGTGTAACACAAGCTATGAATCAATCATACGCTCAGACAGAGATGTATTTTATACAACACTCTGATAATCTTATGCCAAGGGTACATCAAATGAGAACAGATCTATCACAATACTACCATAGTAAAATACCAAGTGTTAGATTAAATTATATTTCTAGTGAGGCAGAAAAAGTAAACTTTCAAATAAACGGTACAGAGTTATTAATGAGAGACTTTAATATTTTCTGTACAACAAGAACAAATCATAGATCTATATTAGATCAACTTAAACAACTAGCTATGACTAATAATACATCAGGTGCAAGCATCTTTGATCTTGGTAGTATTGTTAAGGCTGATTCAATTTCTGAAGTTTCTAACATCCTTAAAGGTGCTGAAATGAAACAACAAGCTCAAAGACAGCAAGAACAGCAACAACAGCAGCAAATGCAACAACAGCAATTACAAGCTCAAGCTCAAGAAAAAGCTGCTGAACGTGAGTTCCAGAAGTCTGAGAATGATGCTGAACGTAGAAAAGATCTTATGGTTGCAGAAATTAGAGCAGCAGGTTATGGAGCACAAAGTGATATTGATCAAAATCAGCAAAGTGATTTCCGTGATGCAATGCAAGATATGGAAAAGAGAGAACAGTATAGAGAGCAAATGGACTTTAAAAGAGATGAGGCAATTAGAAGAGATTCTATGAATCAAGCAAAAATGGATATTGATAGACAAAAATTACAAGCTCAACGTGATATTGCAGCAACAAATCTTGAAATAGCTAGAGAAAATAAGAACAAGTATGATGTTCAAAAATCTCCAAAAACAAAAGATAAGGATAAAGAATAATATACTTAGCTATATACTACAAAAAACTTTAACACATTATCAAATTTTTAAGGTTTAAATAGAAAAAACTTAGTATATTATATATGTAAACATTAACATTAAAACCAATAATAGTTATGGCTGAAACAAAAACAGTAGAAACCAAAGTAGAAAAGGTTGAGGTAAACCTAGATGAAATCTTTAACGGGGCTCCAGGAGCGGAGTCAGTAACGTTACCAGAAGAAGAATCAAAAAAACCTAATGTATTTAGTAGAAAAAAAGATGTTGATATGTCATTTATTGACAAACCAACAGCTGAGGAAACTAAAGAAGTAGAAACAGAAGCTACAGAAGAAACGTCTGAAGTAGTTGAAGAAAAGAAAGAAGAGAAAAAAGAAACTGTTACTCCTGATCAGATTAATGAAATCTTAGGAGATAATCAAGAAGAAGAAGTAACAGAAGAAACTGAAACAAAAAAGAGAGGTAGAAAACCAATCAGTGGAGTTTCAGATGTTTTCAAAAAGTTAATTGAAGATGAAAAACTTTTAGCTTTTGATGACGGAAAAGATTTGGAAGAATATTCTGCAAAAGATTGGCAAGAGCTTATTCAAGCTAATTTAGATGAAAAAGCAAATGCAGTAAGAAGAGAAACTCCAAAACAGTTCTTTGACAGTTTACCACAGGAGCTTCAAATTGCAGCAAGATATGTTGCAGATGGAGGAACTGACCTTAAGGGAATATTTAAAGCATTATCAGTTGTTGAGGAAACAAGAGATCTTGATGTTAAACAAGTAAAAGATCAGAAGCATATTATAAGAGAATACTTATCTGCTACTGGTTATGGGACACAAGAAGAGATTGATGAAGAAATTGAAGTATGGGGTGATTTAGGAAAGCTTGAGCAACAAGCTAATAAGTTTAAACCTAAATTAGATAAGATGCAAGAGCAAGTTGTTGCAAGAAAGCTTCAAGAACAAGACATGAAGAGAAAGCAACAAGAACAAGCTTCTCAAAACTATATGCAAAATGTATATAATACTCTAAAAGATGGCAAGGTAGGTGATATTAAAGTAGATAAGAAAGTTCAATCATTCTTATATAATGGTTTAGTTAACCCAGCATATCCATCAATTAGTGGTCAAAATACAAACTTGTTAGGTCATTTGTTAGAAAAGTATCAGTTTGTAGAACCAAACTATAATATAGTAACTGAAGCATTATGGTTACTAGCTGATCCAAAAGGATATAAATCTAACATTATGAAAATGGGTGAGACAAAAGCTGTTGAAAAAACAGTTAGAAAATTAAAGACTGCACAAAGTAGTAAAGCAAGTGCATCTGTAGCTCAAGAGTCTGCACCAGAAAAAAGGACTACAAGAAAATTACCGAGAGGAAATAGAAATATATTTAAAAGAATTTAACTATAACTAAATTAATTATTAACTAAACTAAATTTTATAATCATGGCAAATAAATCAAGCAACCCGGTTAAGAAATTTGTTTCTGCAGAGTATAGCATTACCAATGGAGACTCAGGTGCTGCTGGTAGCGTTACTCCTAAGAAAACATCTTTTGTACCTGAGAACGCAATTATGACAGACTGTATTATACACTGTAACAAAGCTGTAGTTTCAAGTACTGGAACTATAAAAGTTGAAGCTGGAGGAAGAGAACTCACTGTTGACGTTTTATCTTCTCATGCTTTGGCTACAGGTGCAGCATTGCAACCAGCTTTGGCTGCATCAGCAACAGCAATTAAATCTGCTGCAGGAGGAGGTCATATAAAGGCTAAAATAACAGGAACAGTAACTGCAGGTGAAGTATCAATAACGGTAGGTTATATAGATGCGTAAGAAAAAATAACTTAAAATTAATATTAACTAAACTAAAAATAATCAATTATGGCAACTCCAGTTTTAAATAATGGGATATTCCTAAGAGATACAAACTACAAAGCTAGTTCTCATATTGATTCTTACCACTTAACAGCAATGTTAGGATCATCAGAGCCTATGGATATGGGACCTGTTGATTTATGGGCAATGACACAAAAGGTAGAAATGCCATTGTATCAGTTAGCTTCATTTGGTGGTCAGAATACAATTATGGTGGACAATGCTAGAGGTGAGTATAAATGGCAGACTCCTATTGCACAAGACCTTCCTTATTCTTTAGGTAGCATTGATGGCGTTACAGACGCTGATGGTGTAATCAGAGGAATAGATGGGCAAACTTTTAAAATTCTCTTAAACAAGAGAGCATTTGGACATGGTGATATAATCACATATGACAAGTACAATGGTAAAGAACTTTACGTTACTGCAGAAGATATTCTTCCATCAGGTGACGGATTTGTTTATACTGTACAACTTGTTAACAGTGATAATACAGCAGGTCTAGCAGACAAGTACTTAACATCAGGAACTAAATTCTTTAGAAAAGGTTCTGCACGTGGTGAGTACGGTGAAAGATTTTCAGATATTGAAACAGGAACTGGTTTCAGAGAATTCTACAACTTTGTAGGAGGAGCTGAAGCACACGTTCACTATTCAGTTTCTTCAAGAGCAGACTTAATGCTTAAAGGAGGAATGAATGCTGACGGTTCTATTCCTGTTACTGAGATCTGGAGAACTTTTGATCAAGATGTAGATCCATCTGTATCTTCATTAGAGAGTATGGTAGAAATTATGGGTGCTGATTATGTAAAGAGAGCGTTTGATAATGGTTCATTATCTAGAACTTTCTTAACTAATCTAGAAGCAGCTCACTTGAACAAAATTGCAAGTGACATTGAAACATACTTAATGTGGGGACACGGTGGTAGAGTAAGACAAGATGGACCAGATGACATTAGAATGTCTGTAGGTCTTTGGAAGCAATTAGATAACTCTTACAAGAGAATCTATAATAAATCTTCTTTCAGCTTAGATATGTTTAAGACTGAGCTTTACAACTTCTACCAAGGAAAAGTTGAATTAGAAGGACCAGACCCACAAAGAACATTAATTGTTCAAACAGGTATTGGTGGTATGAAATTAGTTAATGATGCAATTGCTAAAGAAGCTGTAGGATTAGGTTCACAATATGTTGTTAATGCTGACGCAAACGGTATTGTAACTGGATCTGGTATGGATCTTGGCTTTGGATATGCATTCACTTCATACGTTATTCCATTCTTGGCTAACGTAAGATTTGTATTAAATCCAGCATTTGATAACTTACATACTAATGATATTGAAAACCCACTTATTGATGGAAGACCATTAAGCTCTTATAGCTTTATTATCTTTGACATCACTGAGTCAGGAAATGACAACATTCACTTGTTGAAACTTTCTTGGGATAATGCATTGAAGTGGTTCTACCAAAATGGTACTATGGACTATATGGGAAGAACTCAAGGATTTGCATCATCAGGTAACTTCAACGGATACCGTGTTATGATGACACAAACCATGCCTTCTGTTTGGGTAAAAGACCCAACTAAGGTGTTGAAAATTGTAATGAAGAATCCAGTTACAGGAGGATCATTCTAATATTCATTTGATAGAGGGGAGAGCTTAACGGTTCTCCCCAATATCTTTAAAAAATTAAACCAATAAATTATAGTTAAAATGGCAAAAACACAAAATACAAAACCAGCAGAAACAGTAACAACAACTCCTACGCCAGCAGTTGAACCTATTACTGAAATAACAATGATTGAAAAGTATCAAAGTGGTAAAGATCAATCTATTGCAATACGTACATTTTTTGATAGAGACAGTGAAAACATGGGTCTAGAAAATTATGGTATGTCACTTTTTGAAGGAGTTATTCATGAAGAAGAATTATCATGTCTTGAGGTGAATGGTATTAAAAGATATGTTACAGGATTAAATGAATTTGCGCCTGAAATAAAGAAACTTTCTCCACAAAAGAGAAAGGCAAAAGTAAATGAGATTAGAAAGGCTGTTGCAGTATTAGAAAGAGATCTAGCAGCTAATATAATTGACCCAAATGATCCAGAGTTTTGGAACAAAGTAAAATTATTAAGGCATGATAACCATGACTTTTGGGGAAAGATTAGTATTAGAGTGGGTAATGAACCTTTATTTTTAGATCCATCAACAGATCCTTATGATCTTATAAAATTATATGCAATAGAAGCAGGAGGTTTTTCAATTGTAGCACCTAATTTAAGAACTGCAAAAGGTAGACCAGGATGTAAATTTTATTTAGATAAGCTAGAAGATACAGTAAGTACAAGAACTGAATTATCTAAGCTAAGAAATAGAGCTCTTGCATCATTGACATCTATGTATGATTCAGAGAATAAAAAACTATTCTATGTTGCTAAAGTTTGTGACGCAAACAGCTCACAATATAATAACTCAACTGCAAATGATGTTATTTATGAAAACATGGATGCATTTATTCACGGAGATGGGCATGATAGAAATCAAAGAAGATCTGCACAAGCATTTTTAGATGCATCAAGACTTTCAATGGAAGACTTGAAACTAAAAGCAGTTATTAAAGATGCAAGTTCATACAGCATTATTTCAAATAAAGCTGATGGTTGGATTTATTTAGGAAGTACTAAGTTAGGTAAGACTCCTGATCAGTGCTTAGAATTTTTAAAGAATCCTTTGAATGAAGAGCATATGATGTCTATTATGAGTCAAGTTGAATATTACTGGAAAATGTAACTATGAATAATACTACACTACAATTAAAATTTAGACAAAGGCTTAACAAGATTGCCAGTGATGACTATGATAATATAGAGTGCTGGCAAATTGTTGAAGCTTTTAATAAAGCACAGGTTGAATGGTGTAGAAGACAGTTACATGGTAATAATATGTATAAGGAAGGAGATGAAATGTCTAAGAGACGTATAGATGATTTACAGATTCTTTTGAATGAGATTAACTTAACATTTATAAATCAACCAGATTATATACAATCTACTTTATTTCCTGAAAATTATCTTGAATATAAAAGAATGACAGTTGAGGCAGTAACAGAATGTTGCCCTAAAGTAGCAGAGAAAA